GACGCGATTATGACCGAGTTACTTTGCTTGTGGGTCTCGTCATTACAATCACCGTTCCCTCCAGGATCGCTTGAGGAGTGCGGAGATAACTCTCTAGAGATGGCTCCCGGTGCATATACCGTCTTTGCCTTCGACGTTTCACCGTCTAAAAGAATGGCTAGTTTATGCGCTGGCCAGATATTGCCTGACGGCCGAATAGGCGTAGGCGTACTTCAACAATGGCAGAATGACATAGCCATTAACGATCTAGAAGTAGCTGCAGGAATTAAGGGGTGGGCTGATATCTATAGACCGCGTCAGATTATGTTCGATAAGTACGCTACTCAGTCAATCGCTGACCGCCTTATAAACGCCGGGCAAGTCCTAGAAGATTGCAGCTCTAATAACTTCTACCAGGCATGCGGAGACTTACTAGACGCGATGGTTAATAAAAAGATGGTGCACAATGGCCAGCGATCTATTATCGAATCCTTTGACAATGTGGCAGCGAAGGTATCGGACAGCGCTTGGAGAATCGTCAAGCGTCGCAGCGCTGGAGATATCTCAATCCCTATCAGCGTCGCTATGATCGTCTGGAAATTAACGAAACCACAACAGGTAGCGGCGATCTACACCGAATAGACTACATGTAGTGTATAATTACGACCTATGGGTCTATTCGATCGTAAGCCGAAACAGTTAGAAGCTCAAGCCGCCCCTCAAATTATGGGCGATGCCTTCTACTCGTCTAATTACTATTTCAGCCCTGCCGTAACTCGCGTGGCGGCGATGAGCGTTCCCGCCGTTAAGCGATGCCGTGACTTACTTTGCACAGTCGGTACTATCTCACTTGAGTATAAGAAAAAGTCCACAGGTGAAGAGATTGCAGCCCCTCGCTGGGTAAATCAACTGTCTAAACATCAGCCGCAATTCGTGACAATGAGTTACCTGGTAGACAGCCTCCTATTTTTCGGTCAGGCCTTTCTCGAAATTACAGAGACCTATTTAGAGGATGGAAGAGGCGCAGTCTTTGAGTGGGTCGCTAACACTCGCGTAACTACCGAGGTCGATCCTTACGGTCAATACGTTACACAATATCTCGTAGATGGCAAGCCTCGTCCGATGTCAGGCCTAGGATCTCTAGTTACTTTTCAATCTTTTAATGAAGGCATATTAACTACAGGTGCTCGCACAATTCAGGCAGCGATTGACGTACAGAAGGCCGCTGCTATCGCGGCAGGTACTCCAATGCCTACAGGTTATATTAAAAATACAGGTGCGGATCTCCCTCCGGCTGAGGTTCAGGGATTGCTAGCAGCTTTCAAGTCTGCGCGTCAAAATCGTTCGACCGCTTATCTTACTTCTACTCTAAATTATGAGACTGTCGGATTCAGCCCTAAGGAAATGCTCTACACAGAAGCCATCCAGAATTTAGCTACGGAAATTAGCCGCCTATGCGGAATTCCTGCCTACTACCTGTCAGCCGACCAGAATACGTCTATGACGTACTCGAATATCTTAGATGAGCGTAAACAGCTCGTCGCCTTAGCGTTTCAGCCGTACATCTCCGCGATCGAACAAAGACTATCTATGGATGATATCTCTACGGCTGGACACTATGTGAAGTTCGACCTCGATTCTTCATTCCTAAGAGTAGAGCCTATGGATCGTCTCCTAGTAATTGAGAAGATGCTATCTCTCGGTCTTATTGACCTTGAACAAGCTATGGAGATGGAAGACTTAACACCTAACGGAAACGGTAGCGATAACTAATGGAAACTCTATATATTGAAGCCTCATCTATTGAGTGCAGCGAAGATCGCCGCGAAATCTCAGGCAAGATCGTGCCTATGGGAACAGGCGAGATCGGTAATACTAATCTAGGCGCGTACACATTCGCTGCCGGATCTATCGAGATCGCAGACCCTACAAAGATTAAGCTACTTTCTCAGCATGACATGAAAAAGCCAGTAGGCCGAATGATTTCAGCTGAGACCCGTGAAGATGGTATCTATGCGACCTTCAAGCTAAGCCGTAGCCAGGCGGGTGCAGATGCCCTCATCATGGCATCCGAGGGATTGGTCTCCGGGCTGTCAATCGGTGCAGAGATTATCGCGTCAAAGCCTAGCCGTGAAGGTTATACAGTAGTAACAGCTGCAAAGCTGAAAGAAGTTTCTCTAGTAACAGAAGCCGCATTCAAGTCGGCAGAAGTATTGGAGATAGCAGCGGAAGAGGCATCAGCCGAAGCCGTGGAAGAAACCCTACCTACAGAGAGCGAGGCAGTAGAAGTGGAAAACACACCTACAGTCGAAGTTACACCAGTAGAGGCCGCGGCTGTAGAGGCCGCTGCTCCTACAATTAAGGCGATGGCGTACACAGCGCCACGTATTGACACGAACCCTGCAGTATTCCTAGAAAACTCAATTCGTGCACAGCTAGGAGACGAGTCTGCTCGTCAATACCTAGCAGCTGCATCAGATACGACCACTACAGAAGTAGCAGGCCTCGTACCTACACGTCAGCTAACAGAAATCATTAACAATAAGTCTACCGCTGGCCGTCCATCTATCGACGCGATCAGCACAGGAACACTTCCAGACGCTGGATTCAAGTTTCAGATTCCACGCGTAAAGGCTGTCCCTACAGTTGCAGCAGCAGCTGAAAAGGGTGCATTCTCAGATACTCAGGTCGAAATCGAGTACCTAGATGTCACCGTCGCTAAGTACGCCGGAATGCAATTATTCGATGTAGAGGTTCTCGACAGAACTTCTCCAGCATTCTTTGCAGAATTGCAGTCACTTATGGCAGATGCATACGCAAAGGCTACTAACGTCGCAGTACGCACAGCTATTCAGGCAGGCGCTACAGCAGACGGCACAACAATTACCCTTCCATGGGACGGCGCTGAGATGGCTGGCTTTATTGCTCGCGCATCAGACAGCATCTACACAAATACACTACGCTTTGCAACAGGCGTAATCGTTTCTCCTACACAATGGAGCAACATCATGGGAATGGTAGATTCTTCTAACCGCCCTCTATTTATTGCATCACAGCCACAAAATGCGGCAGGATCAGTATCACAGTCACTCCGTGGATCACTCCTCGGCCTAGACCTATACGTCGATTACTCACTTACTGGAGTAGCAGACGGATCTATCGTCGTAGTAAACCGTGAGTCTTTCACATGGTACGAGTCACCTCGCCTACAGCTCCGCGCTGACAAGGTCGGTACTGGTCAGGTTGAAGTTGGTTACTACGGATACGGCGCAATCGCTACGAAGGTTCCTTCAGCTGGCGGCGCGTTCAAGTTCAATAACGCTGCATAAGTAACACCCTAAGTCGCTCCAGGGGTAGTGCCCTTCTACCCCTGGAGTCTTTAGAAAGGATAATAGTATGAGTCTGACAACAGTCGCAGAATTACGCACGGCGCTAGGCGTAGGTACTCTCTACGCGGATGCTACCTTGCAGTCTGTCTGCGACGCTGCAGATAACGTCCTATTGCCTTTTCTATGGAAGAATCAACAGTCTATAATTGCTCACAGTAACGTAGGCACAGTAGGTACAGTTTATTTTGATGTCCCTATTATGGATGTCTTTTACGTAGGCCAGAGCGTTACCATCTCAGGCGCAGGCACTAAATATAACGGCACTAAAACTGTTACAGCCGTAGATAAATATTCTTTTAGCGTTACCACTACTCATACGGCCGATAATCCTTATCATGAAATTAACCCGTACGGTATAGCCGCGGCAGAAACTTATACAGACTACACAGCTATACCGGCTATTCAGGAAGCGTCTTTAATGATATGCGTTTCTATCTGGACTTCTCGTCAGACTAACTCAGGGAATGGAATGATGCCCGATGGATCTATGGGCAATATGTACGCGATGTCTTCGCAGCTTATCTCTCGAGTTCGTGGTCTCCTTGCTCCTTATCTAGACCCTCGATCTATGGTGGGCTAATGGCCTCCGTATCAACACTCCGCGCAGGCCTTGCAGCCGCACTCGTAGATAATAGTAAGTACTCAGTCTATTCGTTCCCTCCGGCTACACCTACGCCGAACTCAGTTATCATCTATCCAGCGGATCCGTATCTCACTCCGTCTAACGGATGGCATGCAACAATTTCGCCGATGGCTAACTTTACTATCTCAATCATGGTTCCCCTTCTCGATAATGAAGGAAACCTTAATGGAATTGAGGATGATATCGTCCGGGTTTTTAACCTGCTCGCTGCATCCCCATACACCTATAACGTAACCGAGGTATCGGCTCCGGCTGTACTTAATGCGGTATCAGGTGACTTATTACAATCATCTATAAATATCTCAGTCCTAACGAGTTGGAGCTAGAATGTCCGAGTGGGAAAAAGAGCAAGAGGCCTTCCTGATCAAGATCGGGCAGGTAGCACCATCTACACCTAAGCCAGTAACTACTAAGAAAGACGAGGAATAATCTCATGGCTGTATTTATGAGCAATAAGGTCGGCGTGAAGGTTAATTCTGTCGATCTATCAGATCACGTTACCGCTGTAACACTTAACCGATCATTCGATGAACTAGAAGTAACCGCGATGGGCGATTCAGGCCATAAGTTCGTAAAGGGTCTAGAAGCTGCATCAGTTACTATCGACTTCCTAAACGATACAGCTGCAGCGAATGTCCTAGCGACTTTGCAGGCTGCATGGGGAACTAATGTCCCTATCGTTCTACTCCAGGAAAAGGGTACAGCTGTCTCAGCTACTAACCCTCTCTATACTATGACATGCCTAGTTAATAACACTACAGATATTAACGGCGCAGTCGGCGACCTATCTACTCAATCACTTACGTTTAACGTGTCTGGTACAGTAGCAGTTACCAATACAGGTACATTCTAAAAAACTAACAAAGGGGCACAGCATGGCAAAACTAATAGTAACGCTAGCGGATAACACAGTAACCGATATCGAGATCACACCTCGACTCGAATACGCGTTCGAGCTATATGCTAAAAAGGGATTTCACAAAGCGTTTCGCGATGATGAAAAGCAAAGCGATGTCTATTGGCTAGCATGGGAAGGCCTTCGACTAAGTGGAGTCACAGTCAAGCCATTCGGCGCAGACTTCCTCGAAACTCTAAAGAGTGTAGAGGTTGCAGAGTCTGACCCTTTGGCCTAGGCAGGGATAGCATCCACTATCTCATAGCTCGATTGAGTATTGAGACGGCTATCCCTCCACAATCTTTAATAGATTTAGATCCTTCTATGCTACAGATGCTATTGAAGGCCTTAAAAGATAGAGCAAAGGAGCAACAGGATGCCTACAGAAGTAACAGGCGCACTTGAACTCCGTAAGGCTCTTAGAAAAGTCCAGCCTGAGTTAGCTAAAGAAACAGAGAAGGAGATCAGAAGTCTCCTTAAGGTCGTAGCTGTAAAGGCTAAAGGATTCGTACCTAGCGAGGCTCCTCTATCTGGATGGGGCAACGCCGTAGGAGTCTGGGAGAATAGAGTCTTTAGCACTAGTGACATCCGTAGGGGTATTGGATATAGCACGGCGGCTAGCAAGCCTAATAAGCGAGGCTTTAGGTCTATCGCTACTATCTTTAATAAGACGGCTGCAGGTGCCATCTACGAAACCGCCGGACGTAAGAATCCTAATGGTCAGCCGTCTCAAGAATCGACTCGAGGCAAGTACAGTAGTTATGTAGATACTTCTAACAAAGTTAATAAGTCTGCTAACCCGTTCGCAGGTAAGCAATTTATAGACGCGCTACCTCCTCTAGTTGATAGCCAGCAGTCAGGCGCGGCAGGCCGTCGCACCCGTAAGACAAAGGGTCGCCTACTATTTAGAGCATGGGCAGAAGACCAGGGTAAGACGAATGCGGCCGTATTAAAGGCTATCGGTAAGTCAATGGATACAGCTATAGCAGTAACTAAAGGCGTTAATAGAGATTACAGAGGCCGCTGATGTCAGCTAATACCAGTCTAGCAATTCGTATTGCCGCGATCTTTGACGCTAAAGGATTAAAGCAAGCCGAAAAAGGCGTAAAGGGTTTACAGTCTTCTGTAAAGAAACTAGCAGGCGCGGCTGGTATCGGACTCTCGACCGCCGCCGTTATTCAATTCGGCAAGGCAGCTGCTAAGGCATT